TTTGAGGATCAAGCACAGGAAGCAGCCATCGAAGCAATTGCGAAAGGATTGGTGGACATTTAATGGTAAAATGGATAGGTGCAGCCAAAACAAACTTCAAGCCCGGTCGTCAAATTTACAAGCCAAAAGCCATTGTAATTCACATCATGGGTGGTTCGCTTGCTGGAACCGACACTTGGTTCAATAATCCGGCAGCCATGGTTTCGGCCCACTACGGAATCGGTAAAAATGGCGAAATCCACCAATACGTGAAGGAAGAAGATACAGCCTTCCACACTGGCAAACTTAACAACCCGACTTGGACTGGCCTGATCAAAGGCGTCAACCCAAACCTCTACACACTTGGCATCGAGCATGAAGGCCAGCCCTCAGTTTTATGGACATCGGCTATGGAAGATGCCAGCACAAAGCTGGTTTACGATCTTTGCAAGAAATATGACATCCCCATGGACGTTGACCACATTATCCGACATCACGAAATTTATGATCTGCATAATTGTCCTGGTCCTTGTTGGGACAAGCAGACATATATCGACAAGGTAAAGTCCTATGGTGCCTAATGACATTAGCGGATACGCTCATATCCTTTCCGCCCAACCCATTGGCACCGGCGACATCGCTATCTTCGGTGTTTATAACGGAAAGGGTGTTGCGGAAGCCGCCAAACGCTTTCAGCGTACAACCTACGCCTTTGATACTTTCGAGGGCCTCCCTCCCGAAGAATACATGGACATCGACTCGGACAACCCTCCAGGCAAATTCGTGCCCGAGCACAATGCTTACGAGTGGCTGCTCTATCAGCCACTCGTAAAGCCCCTCAAAGGTCGGTTCCTTCACACCCTGCCCCTCATTCCTGCCGATACCAAATTCGGCTATGTTTACCTCGATGCAGACTACTACAAAAGCTATAAACAAGTTCTGGACTACTTGGACACCCACAACCACTGGGGTGAAAACTGCCTGATCATCACTGACGATTACTATCACCTACCGGCAGTAAAGCAAGCTATGGATGAGTGGACGGCAAAGCACGGCCTACAGTTAAAGGAGGGATGCTGGGTCCGATGGTCCTCCACGAACAAACAGGATTAAAGATTGTTAAGAATGAGCGGAACAAGTTCTGTATTGTTACCCTCCATCACACTGCTGACGAGCACAAACGCAGTCCCGAATGGCGGCGTGAAGCAGCCGCAGGACTAACGCCAGAGCAGGCCGCTCGAGAACTCGACATTGATTATACTGCGATCCTCGGCAGCAAGGTCTTTCCCGAGATCACCGAGAAAAAGCACTTGATTGTGCAGGCCAACCTCGATTTTGGCCCTCATCAACGCTACTATGGCGGTTTTGACTATGGCATCCGCAACCCAAGCAGCTTTCACGTTTACACAGTAGTGGACGGTGTCACCTATAGCGTTTTTGAGATATTCCGACCTTGTACCAACATCAGCGAGTACGTGGAAGAGATGAGAACCTTCCCGTACTGGAATCAGATCCGGTTTGTGGCTGCTGACCCTAGCCTTTGGAACAAACGTGCGGAAATTGACGGTCTAAGCACCACCCAAGAACTGTTTATGAGGGCTGGAGTTCGAAATATGGTGCCGGGCAGCCGCGATGAAGAGGCTTGGCTAACGATCATGCGGAAGCACTGGCAGTCTGACAACCCGACCTTTTGCATTTCTGACCGGTGCCCAAACCAAATCCGCGAGTTTGAAACAGCCATCTACGTCAACCAGTCCGAACGTCAACTCCTCACCAGTAGTTTTCACGAGACAATTGAGGACAAAGATAACCATAGCCTCGACGATTGTAAGTACTTTATGTTGAGGCAACCAAAGGGGAACCAACAGCAGGTGTCTTGGAATAATAGTAAAATAGTGAACAGGTGGAGTTTACCTGGAGGGCGAGTACCCGCCACGCCTAAAAAGTCTGACGGCAAAGGCTATTTACTGCCTTAAGTTGGAGAACATATGCCTGTAATGCGTAGTTATAACGATGCGACACCTGTTGACCTCCTTATTAACCCATCCCCTCAAGGTGACCACCTAAGTCCAGAAGAAGCCAAAGTCCGCGATTATGTCCTTGCGTGGCGTAACAAACTCCGCTACGAACGTATCGAAAAGGTCAACATTTGGAACGAGTGCTGGGCACTTTACCGTGGTCAAGAAGATTTTACCAACAAAGAAGACTGGCAGTCAAAAATTGTTCTACCTAAGGCTTGGGGTACCGTCAAGCAGGCCGTCAACGTAATTAAGCGGTTGATGAACCTGTCTAAGAAACCTTGGAAGTTGGAAAGTCAAGACGTGGCAAACCCGCTTTGGCAGCTTCGTGGGGAAAAGATGACCAACCTCACGAATATGTTCCTCGAAAAAGCCAAATTCAGTGAAGAGTTTACCACCGGCCTAGAATGCGGCTTTATTATGGGTGTCGGCATCTGGAAGCTGGGCTGGAACCTCTCTAAACGCAACCGCATGCGAATCCAGATGGTTCAAATGCCGGTAGAACCCCTCCAGGCCGCCCCGCCCATCACCCCGCAAGGCCCAATCCAGAACCTACCGCCCGAACTTCAGCAGGCGGCAATGCGTGGTCAAATGCCCGCAGGACCACTCGAACAGCAGCAACAGCCTGTTCTTGCGCCCGAACAAATCGGTCAAAGCCGCCAAGAACTGCCTGTCCAGCAGAACGTCCAGTACCCGACTCAGCTTCCTCAAGAAGCCTTGATGCCTCCGGGCAGCCTGAACAGCCCGATGGGCGGACCTGTCGGTGGTCTTGCCCCGATCATGGTGCCGCAATTCCAGAAGCAGGTCGTCCAGGAAGAGGTGCTCGAAGGCAACCTCACCATCAACGCGGTTGACCCGTACTTCTTCTATTGGCTTCCGGGCAGCAAACTCAACAAGTGGACCGGCACAATCGAGGAAATCGAAGTCCCGAAATGGCAACTTCTCGAGATGGCCCAGGAAGGTGCTTTTGATCCTGAGCTGATCGAAAAGATCGGGCCGATGCTCATTCCCGAGTACCAGCGCCAAGTTTACCTGCGTTTTGGTGAAATGCCCCGTGGTCCTTCTGGCCCGACCAAAGACACCGGCATCATTAAGCTGACCGAGTTCTATGGCCCACTGGTCATCGAGGGTAAAGTCGTTGAGAAAGACGCCCATATCATCATTGCAAATGACACTTGGGTGCTCAAAAATGGCCGAAACGAGTCTTGGTTTGGCACGCCTCCCTACTGCGCTTACTCCCCGCTGAGCCTGCCCTTCCGTACTGAAGGCACTGGCCTCGTCGAAATGGTGCGCTACATTGATCGTGCCCTGAACCAAATTGTCAACCTCGGCGTGGACACGTTGCTTTTCCGCTTGAACCCGCTCTTTGAGTTTACGCCGGACCTGTACGAAAACCCTGAAGACCTCCGCAACGGCATCACCCCCGGCAAGATGCTGCGCCGGAACCAGATTGTCGGTAACACGGACATGGGCATTCGGCCTGTGAAGTTCGAGGATGTGAGTCCCGGAGCTTCGAGTATGGCCGGAATTCTGGACCGCTCCCACCAGGAAGGTGGTTTGGTTTCGGAACTTCAGCAAAGCCTGCCTCGCTGGAGTGGTGCTCAAACTGCCACAGAAACCCAGGCCATCCAGCAGAACCAAAACAGCTTTTTCGGGAGCCTCGCCTCGGACATTGAAAAGCAGGCGATTCAGCCCATTGTCAAAATGGCGTCTGAGCTGATCATGCAGTACATTGACACGGCAAATGACCCCCGAGTTAGTGCAGTGCTCGGTATCGATCAAGTGGTGTTGGCCGGTATGAGTCATGCCGAGATCTATGAGATGATCAACGGCGATTATGACGTGAAGGTGACCGGCCTGAGCGATCAGATTGACAAGGCCGACATGCTCCAGAATCTGATCCAGCTCATGAACATTATCGGTCAGAACCCGCAGGCTTGGCTGCCCTACATCAACCAGGATGCGCTGTTGCGTCGGATTCTCGATAGCTTCCGGCCCACAATCCATGACATTGAGCAGATTGTGGCGGACCCGCAGACCGTGGCAGCAAACAAGGCCGCCCAGCAACAGTCCGAACAGCAGGCACAACTCATGAAGATGATGCCTGAGTTGCAGCGTCTACAGCAGGAACAGCAAATGAAGCAGATGGATCTTCAGCATGACATGGCAAAACATCAGGACACGATGATGCAGCGGGCTGCGGATCAAGCAATTGAAGCAAAACACAAAGGGGTAATGTAATGAAAGGCTCAGCAGAATTTATAGCGAGGCTCCTCCATTCAGTGACTGGAGCGCATATGCTCCACTTGATGCAGAAAGGCCCAGGCAGTTATGCCGCGCATATCGCCCTTGGCGGCCTGTACGAAGGCCTCCAGCACAAGACAGATGAGCTTGCCGAGGAGTATTTTGGGGCTTACGGCTTGCTGGATACTTATCCTGACCAGGAATTCAAGACTCCGACTGACCCGCTGAAGTTTACCAAAGACCTGTATCAGTACGTGCTTGATAACCGTGGTAAAATGGGTAAAGATACGCATATTCAGAATAGTATCGATGAGATTCTGAAGTTGCTGTCTACGACTGCTTACAAGCTAAAGTATTTGGCGTAGAAAGGGAGTATATGGCTAAGAAGAAACATATTGCCGATAAAGCAGGCGTTCGTGGCTTTTTCCGGCTTAACATTGTTGAGGATAAGGCCGGTAAACCGGTCATTGTGGGTGATTCGGGTTGGCTTGAGAACACGATCACGAACAACGGTAAAAACCAGATCGCGTCGGCTATCGGTGGTGTGAGCGGATCTAGCCAGATCACTTA